TGATTTATGGGGTGGGTTCAGCTGAATCTACCTCTTTTTGTGGTGTTATTTCGGCCTCGATTACGCCGCTTTCGGGTAGTTGGGCGGTGACTACTTTGGGTTCTACTTGGATACTTAGTGATGGCACTTGGACTGATACTTGTTCCGGGGTGTTTTCGCCTAAAACGCGGCCCAGGGAGTCCAAAACTTGGGCTGCGACTTGGTAGTGGCCCTTTTTCATCGCGGCGTGGACGACGCGGAGGCGCATCGTTTGGATGCGGCCCAGCATGGCTTCGCGGTCGCGGATCCAGTCCTCTTCGGTCCACTGTTTTACTTGGTCCCAGTCGCGCCAGGCAGTGGGGATGCTGACTCCTTCGCGGGCAGAATGTTCATATACGATTTGGCGCACGCTATGGCCGTCCAGTTGGTGCCGGTACATTCGGCGTTGGCGTGCCTCGATGTATTCTTGGGCGCGTTTATCACCACGGCTTCGCTTTTGTGGCCCCTCGTAATTAACCATTAGTTCGTGTAGCTCAATACAGCCTATATGAAGTGGTGCCCATTACGCCTGATTTTGCCAGGTTGAATTGTTGCAGGCATAAATAACCGAAGGCGTCAAATGCGTGGTCTACGCCTAAATTTTTGTTTGGTAGGCCCGTTCCAGGGGCATAGGTCAGGCTGCGGAATGATTTGATTAGTTCCTTGCAGCGGGGGTGGATGAAGCAGCGGCGCGTTCCAGTGGCGTCTAGTAATGCGGTGTTGACGGCGGTGATTTTGTCGCGTACTTTCCATGGGCTGCGTGGGGCGCAGACGCGGAATCCCGATTTTCGTAGGATGTTGTGGTCTGTAGCGCCTACACCTTGGGTTTTGCGGGCGCCGCCCGTGGGGTCCGGGCAGGCCATAATGCGACGTTCCAGGCCGAAGCGGCGGATTACTTCTTCCGTGAAGTCCCAGGTGGTGGCGCCGCCCGTTAGGTGGATTTCGTCGAATACGTAGAGGGTGTCGTTGTCCTTGACCGCGCAGATTCCGGTCATTGGGTCCACGTTGAAGTCGACGCCTAGTAGTAGTGGGAGGATTGGGATGTCCTTTGCGGCAGTGCTGATGTTGGCGTCGCCGAATGAGACGGCAACGAGACCGGATAGGTTTTCAAAGCTGGCCTCGAACTCTTGGCGGAAAGTTCGTGGGTCCAGTTGACCCCGTGCAGCTTCGATTTCTTCCGGTGGGACGTTGCCGCCCTGGATTGTAGTGAAGCTCCACCGTTTCCAGTTGGTGTCGCCTGTGATGCAGTATTGCCAGAGTTCGTAGAACCAGCTGGCCGTTCCATCGGGCGTGGAAATAAATAAGGCCCAGCCCTGTTTGTCGGCGAGTGCGGGGCGGATCACCTCGAACCAGACGGCGGCGTCCATAAATGCGGCTTCGTCGAGTACCACGCCGGAAAGGCTGCGGCCTCGCAGTGCCATTGCGTTTTCGGTGCCCTTCAGTTCGATTGTCGAGCCGTTGACAAGTTCCAGCTTGAGGTCCGTTTCGTTCTTGGACTTGATCCAAGCTGCGGGGACAATACGTTTCATGACTTTCCAGGCAATATCTTTTGCCATGCGGTAAGTCGGGGCGCAGTAAAAGAACGTTTCGCCGGGGCTGGCAATCGCTCCACGCAAGAGTTCGATGCAGGCTAGGTAGGACTTTCCGAAGCGGCGGCCTGCGACCAGTACGCGAAAACGTACGTCGCTGTTGAAAACTTCACCCTGTGCGTGCCGTAGCGATAGCGGGGGTGGTGTGCGTACGGCCATGTATTACAGAAGAAAGTATTTGGTGCGTATTTTTTTGGGGCCTGTACTACAGGATAGTTGACTTTTGGTGGATACCCCCTTAGTATTACAGTAACAGATGTTTCCCACGTACCAGCAGGTTCCCTATGTCCTTACGCCATGCCGCCCTTATTGCGAACCGTCCCCCCTTATTGAGAACGGTCCGATTGTAACATTTTGTGACGGGATCACTCGGCGTCAGTGGCTGCACCGGCTGCCAGGGTGAGGCAGGTGCCAGCCAAACCAGCACAAGCAACTAACGCTACAGCCTGCCCGTGGGCGTCAGGGCCCTTGGGATCAGCTGACAACAGGGTGGCCAGTGCCACCGCTATGCCAGCTGCTGCTGTACCGCTGAGAGCGAAGCAGAAGACGTATAGAAATTTCTGTGGGATCAAGTTGGTCATGATAAGAAGTTCTGATGTAAATGTTTGTGATAGCTGAGCGTGATCTGACTAAACGTGCGCTAAGCGACGTGACACGGTGGATTGGCTGATGCCTAGTCGCTGTGCAATTTGACGCTGGCTCAGTCCGTAGTGACGGCTAAGACACTTGGCTTGTCGAGTCTGGCGTTGCTGGGGTGACTCGGTCAGGTGAAGCAACAGCACGACTGGCAGAATTAGCAGAACTAGGAAGGCAGCTGTGGTGGTGGTGGTGATCATTAGAAGCAGAACCGAAAGGGCATAGGTAGTGCTCTCCTTTCGGTCTCTATCCTACTACATCAACAGCAGTTGCCAACGTGCAACGCCGACAATCAATTCTCAAGCTGTCACACTGTCAGCGATCCACTGACTTAACGCCTTCTTCCTAGCACCGTGTGCTTTAAAGACCACGACACAGCGGCGGAATCCTTCGCGTGCCTGCTGTGCTTCCAAAGGTTTCGCGCACAGTTTGCAAGCTTGGCAGGTGACGCTGTCGCGGTACTGCTGGGGGCAGGCTACGAATTGAACGCCATGCTCATCGGTCCAGTGCTTGCGTTCGTCATCAGTAGCAGCAACACAAACAGAAGCAAAACCCTGACGTGTCATCTCAGAAGCCTGCGCCTCGGAGTTACAGGATAGGTTAATTGTCCAGCCTGCCTGGTTTTGCTCTTTGATTGTTTCTAGGTTTGACTCACTATGAATATGGTGGGTATAACCGTAGGGCTTAAGAGCGTGGTGCCGAAAGCTGTCAGCTAGAAAACCTACGACTGTGCGATCAATGCGGCCGCCATGATGCGGGAGATCACCAGCAGTGTTGACCCTTATCATCGTTCCAGGGGTTGGCTTAAGGTCTCGCAACTGATCGCAAAGATCGATCCAATCGCCGCCACGCTTTGACGTTCCATCATTAAGTTTCTTCCATGCCATGCCTTCATGGCCAAACATTGCATAACAAGTTCTATTGATCTTGTGTTCGCAAGTGTCGGGGCAACTATCGGCAGACGATCTCATCGCAAGCATTGCGGGTTGACCTTTTGCGGTGAGCTTGCGGTTTGCGGTTTTGTTGACCTGAAATCGGGTGACCATAATTTTTGTAAGTTGGTTTAAGTGAGCTAATACAGTAGCAGATCAGTTCATCCGACCTTTGATCAAGTTGACGCTGGCAGATTTCGCGTAGTCTTTACCGTAACGGACCAACACACAAGCAAGACCCGCACGGTCCGCGTCTGCGTTGTTGATGTAACGGCCATAGCTGCCACCAATGCTGACAATCTGAAAGTCTTTCCCATCGGACCAGTCAGCCCAGATAGCTGCTTTGCTGTTGTAGGCGCGGCCATAGGCTGCAATCACTGTGAGCTCAAACATTTTTACCTTGGTGTGGTGAGTCAATACAATAGCATACTAGCCTAGATTCTCAGGTCCAAAGATGAACCGGTATCCTTCCTTTGTGCTCTCAACATCTAGCAACGCCACAGCGTCAAACTGTTGGCAGGCGAGCAACTGTAAAGCAGCGGCCAGATGGTTTTCAGTTCCATTGAGTGCATAATTGTATCCGCAAGTCTTGAACGACAAAGGGAACTTAAGCGTCGCGCGGATACGTGTTCCCTCTGTATCAGTTGCCGCGATTGTGTCGGTTTCTACTGTGTGGCATACAGGGCAGTTCCTTACAGCATTAACGATCTGTTCATCAGTAGCTAGGGCAGGAACTAGCACTGATCGTGAAATGAAAGTTTGCATGGTGACCTTTGGTGGGGTTCCCCCTAATCGTCTCACACAATAGAAGAAACCGCAACCCTCAAACCCGAAACGCACCAACATTCCGGGATTGTCTTGCGATTCCGAAAAATCCCGTTTATTGTGCTTTCGTACTTAATCGCCACACCATGGCAACGAAAGCAGAAATCGAACAGCGCCAATCAGTCATTCGCGGGTGGCTGGAATCTGGTATTACCCATTCCAGCGCGGCAACCATGGCCTCCGTCCGGTTTGGGATCAGTCGATCCGTCAGTTATGACGCTATCCGTCAAGCACAGCAAACCATAGATTCCAGCGATGACGGACCAGCAGAATCAGAGCAGGATGACCTGAACCCTCTCAGCATCCTGGCAACGCTTCAGCATCATTTCAACATCGCAGCCGCTAGCGGGGACGTTCCAGCTATGGCCAAACTGGTCCAATCAATGGATAAAGCCCGCGCTTGGCGTGGCTTGAAACAGGAGAAAGCATCACCGCTGCAATCCCCGCACGCTTGAAATCGTGCCAGCTAACAACGCCACCACCCACAAACCGATGAACAAAGAACTGCTTTCTGACGCGGACGTAAAGTTTGCAATCGTCAATGCTCTTGCCTTTTATGCGGAGTTTCACGACAACGCCTTAGAAGACGTTGACCTTAAATTCTGGCGTCGATGCTTTAACGCCGATGCCTCAGATTTGAAAGAACGCCACGACTTAAGCGTTGACAGCTTGTCAACTGAAATGGCGAATTACCACGGCTAAAATCGTGCCAGCCCTTAGGTTAGGGCTGGCCCTGCTTAGGCAGCTTGAACCACATCTCAGATGCGGGCGAAGCCCGCTTTTTTGCGTGCCCCCGTTTGGTGCTGCTCACCATGGGCGATGGGCGTACCACTGCAAAGTATTTCGTGCTTTCTACATCGGTGCATCACGCGACCCGGTGTGCGCTGGCGGCATGTGGTGACACGTTCCAGCTGCTTGAATGGCAAATCAGGCCATGGCCGCTTGAATGCGGCGACCTAGGCAAAGGCGAATTTTTAGCGTCTTGCTATTCCTAATGAATGGCGCAGCCCGCTTGCAAAATCCTTGAATGTGTTCTAGGCTTCTGTCAGGCCCACACAAAGCCCCTACTTACGTGCCATGACTCTTTACCAAGCTCAAGAAAACCTACGCATGTTGGAAAAATGCCCAACATAGTATGACCACTTAGACGCAATTAATGCTGCAACGGCAGAATGGGATCGCGTTTACGCCATACGTACCAAGGCCGGTTGGGACTTGGACGAGGGGGGCTGGTACGCTCCATGCCCCGAAACGCGGGAACTAATCCCTGAATGGGACTGGCTAGCCCACGGACTTCTTTACCCTGAAGACCTATGAATGGCCTTCGGGCTTTTCTGTTACGAGCGCAGCGAAGTAACGCTCCACGCGCTCTTTGAATCGCGTTTCGGCGCCGAGTAGCTCCAGTGCGGATAGTTCGCGTACTTGTGGTGCTCCGGTACGGCGTGCCACCACGATTAACGCTCCAGCTGCTTGAATGCCGGTCATTTCACGTAGTCCCAGCGAGTACGCGCCGCATTGGTCTATGTAGTTTTGTAACATGTCTTCGTTTCTTTCGCGGACGCTGGTCTTCCAGTCCACCACATAGAGACCTTTCCGGTCTTTTACCTCCAGCAGGGCGTCCGCCGTTCCAGCAAAGCCAAGCGGGTGGCGGACGCTGAATTCAATCGCATGAATGGCCGCCAGATTGGATTCGATCCACCCCCGTAGGCCGCGGGCATAGCCTGATGCGCTCCAGGCAACCCTAGGTGCGCTTTGAA